TGCGCGTGTTGTCCAAGCCTTTCCGATTTTGACGCACCGGCCCGTCGCCCGTTGGCGGGTTTCCGGGATTGCTCCACGAATCCAAAATCATGCGCCTAACCCATCCGGCCCCGTTCTTTTTTGTGGCCTCAACAAAGCAGTAAATATCGAATACGTCCACCGTGGGCACCCGATCAGCCATGTACCAACCCGCCGTCTGCTTCAATTCTTCCTGCCACTTTTCCGGTCGATAATAGTTGTTCCAACTTCGATCAAGCCCCTGTCTCATTTCCGAGTCCACCCATTCAAGACAATTCTTGACAAATGGCATGTTCCAGCCGGGATCACGTTTGCTGGCCAGCGTAATTCGCTCAAGTTCCCGCGCGGTCAGAGATTTACGAATAAACAGAAATGGGAGTCCGTCAAATCCGAGTTCCGTGTTGGTGGGCACGAGCAAATCCGAGGTGGCCAAAGGCTTGGGAATAAGGCTGTCCCGGTCGCGCCACGCTGACGGAGCCACTCCGTTAAGCACCGCCAAACCATATTCCGCGCGAAGCAATTCGTAGTAAGGGATGCTTTCGAGCAACGGCTGATTGGCTTCGCTCTCCACGATTCTTGACCAAACATCCACCATTTCAGGTCTGCCCAATTTCCAATCCGTCCGCATACTGATGAATGACCCGGACTGGAAAAGACCGTTGGCATACTGCGTCCTTGCTTCGTGCAGCAAACTCGTGTGGGTAAGGTCGTTTATGTTGGTCTTGACACGAGCGGATTTGGCTTCTGCCGGAGAAAAAGTTGGATCGCCGTTTGCGAGGGCAAGGATGCGTTCCCGGTTCAGACCTCGAGGCCAATCTGCCCATACGAGATCGTCAGCCACCATTGAAAGCTGTCGCGCATCGGTATAGTCAAGTCCCATTTGACCTTATCAATAACTCGGCCCCGCCGCATTGTCAACGAGGCACCTCACCGCACGGCAATGGTTCCTCCGGGATTACCCGGTGTGCCGGGCGTATCCGTAATCTGCCCTGCGGCGGCGCCACCAGGCACATCCACCAACTTGTTGAATTCAACTTCCGCCGCTTGTCCCAGTGGCCGGATGGCGTTGCTCACCAGTTGAAACGATGTTGACCGGACGCCAGCCAGATACATGGCCCACATGATTTTTTTGGCGTCCGCATCTTCCAGTTCGTCTGGAAAATGCTGCTTGGCCACGGCATAGAACTCGGTCTCAAGCACGATGATCGGATTATTGGACGACGGTTGGGGGCGAGGGCCGGGAGTGGCCGCTTTTGCTTTTTTAAGAACGCTCATATATGGGACTTTGGAATAAACTGCGGGATTTCAGGTTGCGGAAAGGCGGCGAGACAAAACCGGGCGTCCAAGGCCACACGGCCTCGCCCGTCCACGCCGTCGAGATACTCCGGCTTGTGCCAAGTCGGAACTTCGGAGGCATCATGCCAGTGTGTCGAAAACACCACGTCACCGACTTGGACTTCGGGTTTGATGAAAACTTTCTTACTCTTTTTGAACGGATGATAGAGCCAACGGCCTGGTCCGACTTGCAACACCTCGAACATACACGAGCCTTTGGCGTATGGGTCGGCGAGGAACAGGCCGGAAGCGTGGGGCCGTTCTTGGACTTCGATGCGGCGTAGGAGAACGCGATTTCCCAGCAATTTCATGCGGCGGGTTTCCAGTCGGGTTGCCAAGGCACAAGAATCTCCCATTGCCCTTTTTTAAGGGCCTCTGTGATCAGCACACTCGCCAATTCCGGCATTGTCATGCCCTTATCAGCGGCGGCCTTTTTCAGAGCCTTATGCGCTTCATCGCTTATTTTTACCATCTTCAACAAAGCTACCTTTGTATAAAAGTTAATTTCCGTCAAGTTTTACATTGACAATTCTTACGCGCAAATGGAAAGTGCCCTCATGGATATTGAGCCAAAGCAGCAAAAAATGACCGATAAGGCGTTCGATCACGAACTGAATGAACTCATCGGGAAGGCCGTCACCGGCGGCATTCATCTCACCGTCATTCTCGGTTGCCTCCAACGAAACATTCACGATGTCAACGTGTGGGCCGACCGAAACGAGGCGTTGCTGGCCCAAATCCGGGAGCAGGCCAAGGCCAAGGAGTTTGTCGGCCAAGCCCTGCATGTTGTCGGGCAAAACGGCGAAGTAGGTCAGCAGATTGACGCCCTGCAAGAGAACATCAAGGCCGGGATGAAAGATACCACCACCGCCGCGCCATGTATCGCCGGGATGCTGGAAACTCAGTCCGGCGCGGCCATTGTGGTCAAGGAATAAGGTATGGGATACCGACTCAAAAATCGCAATCGACCGATTCCCAATGGCGTCACTTGGCGCGACCCCGGGACTGGCTGGCAAAGTCCGGCCTTCACCAGTTTTGACCAGCAGGTTCAGCAAATCCAGCAAGCCCGCATCGGCAACCCGGCCATGACCAAGCGCTATCACCTGTCCACCGACCTCGCAGTGATTACCAACGAAGTGGACGCCGGACTCGCTCAAATCGCCTTCACCAACGGGTGGTCTGATTTTTACGTGTCCAGCGCGGAAGAGCGTAGCGGAAATGCGCCGTCACCCATCCCCCCGCATCCTCAAAAAAAAAGTCTCCGAAGCAGCATTGCAAATATTGCTGACGGTGGAGAAATCTTGGTCAAATGGCTCAATTCCGAGGACGAGGCCGTCCCGATTGAATTGGCTGAGGCGCGCGCCGCCGTGTGCGTTGGCTGTCCGTTAAATGACAAGGGTGACTGGTTAAGTTTCTTCACGGTGCCGTTGGCCGGCGCATTTCGACGGGAGCTTGAGCGGCGCAAGGGAATGAACCTTTCCACTACCCACGACGCCAATCTCCACGTTTGCGGCGCGTGTCGGTGCGTGCTTCAACTGAAAGTGCATGTCCCTTTTGAACTTTTCTGGCCGAGCATGGATGACGAATCCAAACTCGCTCTTTGGGAACACTGCTGGATTCGCAAAGAAGTGGTTGAACACGGCCTTCCTCCCGTCGTAACGTGAAAACTTGTTACATGGTCCAAGAACAGGCACCATCCATCAAATTCACGTTGCTCTACATCGCGGTGACGGGCGGCAGCAACATCGACGCTTATGCCCCACGCTTCGCTCGAACCTATTTGGAACATCCTCCGGGATACCCTCACAAGCTGGTGGTGGTGATCAACGGCGGCGCGTTGACGGAACGACGCGCAGCCTATTTCAAAGGCACCCACTGCCAGTTTTGGGAACACGAGAATCATGGCGGATGGGACGTTGGAGCCTACGTGGATTACGCCCAAACCGTTGCCGACAAGGACGAGATTCTGGTTTGCCTTGGTGAATCAATCTATTTCCACCGCGCCGGTTGGCTGCAACGCATCGCCGAATCGTACTCCGAATATGGCTCCGGCATGTACGGGTTTTTTTCCTCTCACATGGTTCGCGCCCACCTGAATACAACCGGATTTTCCACCGATGCAAGGCTGCTGGCGCAATATCATCGTATTTTGAATCACGGTGCCAGATACGAATTCGAGCACGGCCATAAAGCGTACTGGAAAAGGATTGCGGCGGGGGGTCACACGGCGGCTCTGGTGACGTTCGACAATATCTGGTTCCAAGGTGAATGGCGGGACGGCCAGAACATCATGCACCGAGGAGATCAATCGAATCTACTGGCTTTTTGCAATCACACCGAAAAGTGGGCAAACGCAGACCCAAACACAAAGAAAATGTGGAGCACACAAAGCGACAGCGTATTTCGGGTTTAGGAGTTGACATCAATGAAGACGGCTTTTTTCTACCACGTAAGATTGAGCGGGGGCCACAACGTCGATAGCGGGGCGTCGATTGACAATAGATTCGGACGGGCCGTGTTTCAAAATCAATTTTTGTTGATGGAATCGGCTGGATTGCTTGAGGCTGATGAGTTCGTAGCATGTGTTAATGGACCAAGGCCTGACTTCTTTGAAGTGGCAAGAATATTTCCTCATCAACCCAATCTTTCCGTCGTGCATAACGGAGAGGACGCCGAAAGCCTGCTTCCAACTATGCAAAAGTTGCAGGAATGGCTTCTTTTCCGCAAAGGTTGGGCAGTTGGTCTTGCCCATATGAAGGGCGTTACTCACCCTGGAAATCCCATGATTCAGAAGTGGGCCGACTGCCTTAACTATCACACCATCACGAACTGGCGTCAGAACGTAGCCGACTTGGAGAGTGGCCAATACGATGCCTGCGGTTGCCACTGGACGCACAACTCTCCGAACGATCCTAACGCGGCGCGGTGGGGGTCGAACTCCTATTTCGCCGGAGGATTCTGGTGGGCCACAGTGGATTATTTGTTGACGTTGCCCAAAATACCAGTTTCAAAACCCCGTGACCGACATGATTGGTTTTTGCCGGAGCTTCTATTGGGGTGTGGAAATCCAAGAGTTAAAGATTACCATCCTGGACCGGTTACAAATCACACATGAGCATTTTTATTTTGGTCAAAACCAAATCAATCCCCGAACCCGGAGGATGCAAAACAATTTCTTGCCCCGATCTAGAAATTGGATTTTTCACCGATTTTGAGGAGGCCAAAAAAGCGAGCCAAAACCAGTTTGGAACAACAGTTTGGGAAATCAAACCGCATTCTGGACTTCGAGGACAAACGCACTGGATACAACGTCCTTTTTGGAAACGCGTAGTTCCTGCGAGAAATAATTGAATGAAAACTTTCGTCATCATCACTCCGTTTTTCAGACCTCACAACGTGTTGCCCCTATTGGGAATGTGGGGGAGGATGTTCTCCAATCCTTCCGGCGTCAATCCGATTCGGTGGCTTATGATGGTCGCCAGCAAAAAGAACCCGGAGCCTTCGTGGTGGATTTGGGAAGCCGATTGCACGCCCCCGGAATCGGGGTGGGACCCGTGTTACTACAAATGCAACGAAGCTATCAGCAGGCTTGAAAATGTGGGAATGTTGAACAAAGATCATTTCGTGGGATTTCTTCCCGACGACGATTGTTACGACGATGGTTTTTTTGACGCCCTGATGCCGGTCGTCGGAGACGATCAATCGGAAGTCATCGTGACAAGTTCCCGCCGCCACAACGGCACTCGCCTGTCGGAGCCTGGCATCCTTCGCGCCAACCCGGAAAACATGAGGATTTGCCACGTCGGACTGGAACAATTTTTCGTGAGAGGGGACGTGCTTAAATCCGTGCCTCGATTTGAAAATGTAAGTCATGCGGATGGTCTTATGGTGGAAAGGCTGTTCGCTCGAAACAAGGACGGCTTCCGATACCTCCCGGACACATTCGTAAATTTCAACATTCTTCCACCATGAAACCCTCCCCGATATTCAAGAATAATTCAACGCGCCCGCGTTCCAAAAGGCATCGGCCTCTTTCTCAAGTTCACGCTTCCACCGGCCATCATCATCGTCGTCAGACAAGTCCGGCCTGTTCCGTTTGATGCGGAAACCGAGCATCTTGGCACCCTGAATCCCGGTGACAAGCGCATCGAAACGATCTGGCGAAAATCCCGCTTTTTCCTTAAAATCCCGCTTTGTCTCTACTTGGATTTTGTTGCCCCCGGCGTTCTTGATGTACTCCCGCATGACGCCTTCACGCATCGTTTCCTCGTCCAATCCCCGGAACTGGCCGCACTCGATTATCAGCCGGGCCGAGTACCAGTATTCGGTGACTAGATTAAAATAATAATCGCGGCATGGAATTTGAATGTCGCTCGAAACCATTTCCTCGGAAGGCTTTCCGCCAAAGTCGATCATCGTGACTTTATCGCTCCAAAGCTGGGTGAATTTTTGCACGAGGGCCACTCTCATTCCCGGTTCCACGAAGCAATGGGATGCGGGTATCCCGCGCAATGCCGCCTGATTTTTCATCCACAGAACGATTTGATCTTCGGCCCCTTTCACGTCATCTCCTTCAATCGGCACGACCAAGGTTTGCACGAGGGCGATGATTTGACGGCGGGTGGCTCCGTAAGGTTCCTGGACAATGCCGAGGTCTGTGCTGGCAGCGATTGCCTCGGTTGGCATTTCATCGCCAAACCACATTTCATGGCAGACACATCGATCTCCACCAAACCCGGCGTCCATCGCCAGAATTTTGGTGCGGATATTGTTGGCCCACTTCGCCTCTCCCATTGCGCCGCCAGCCACACACATCTGGCGCGTAATGACGCGGCTGGAACCTTCGCCGCGCGGCCATCGGCCTTCGTTGAACATCTGAAAATGCCAATCCGTGCGCGTCCATCGCATCGCGTCTTTGTCCATCTGTTCACGAGTCATCATGTACGGGTACGGAATTGGTTCATCCGGCCCCACGTCCATGTTTGGACTGTCCGATCCCGGCAGGTGAACGCAAATGCCATTCAACTGCGTTCTCCACGTTTTCGTCTTGCCGTGCGAATCAATCTTGCTGTCCCACCCGCCGAGGCTCTGGTGAGGCTCGCATAACTTTCCGTGAGCGTCCATGATGTCGGAGGGATTGCCTGTGCCGGACACTTTCACGTCCGCGCCCGTCTGGAAAAAGTTGGCCATGCCGTCCAAGGCCGCCGCGTTGAGTGTTTGGAGTTCCTCGAGTACCCACCGCTTGCGCTTGTTCTTGATGCCTATAATCAAATCGTAGGCGTCTTTAATGCTTCCCTTTTTTATGGCCACGCCCATGAATCCGCACCGGAAATCCCGGCCTTCCTCGATTTCATCCCGGCTGTCGGTGACGATGCGGAGCCTGCCCTGAATCAAGTGTCCTGGAATCCAATCGTGAATTTTTTTAGCAGCCTTATGCCGCATGACCACTTCTCCAAATATTCGGTTCTCCAATGCTTCTCGCGTCGTTGAGGAAAGCACCACGGCGGTTGTATGTGGAAAGCAGTAATAATCGGCCAAGTGGACGACGGCCAGACTGCCGGATTTCCCGGAATCCTTGCATCCGGCCAGCCCAATCAAATCGTTTTCAAGCCAGCTTTTGAGAATTAAATCGAACCACCGATGCTGATCAAATTCCGGCCACAATGCCTTGATGAGGCCCTTGTAGTGAAACTCCAATCCTTCTCCCGCCCACTGGCCGTCCTTGCGCTTCCATCGACCGCCGCGCTGGATACAGTCCCGGTGACGTTCGGAGGCTGAATATCCCGGAAACCAGAGCATCCCGTACTGAAGCTCCATGTCTTTTAAATTCGGCTTGCTGGCCATTGTCGTTGACTATGGACTGCAAATGGGTAGGTTGCAACCGTGACGAACGCTAAAGACTCACCAATAAAGACAACCGGAACTTTTGATTTTTCTGGTGGAGTCGATTCGCTCAAAACACCGACCGTATTTCAGTTTGAGGACAACCCGGACGGCCTGACAAAGCAGGAGTTGGCTTGGCTGGTGAATGGAACCATGCGGGATGGGGCGTTGTCCCCCCGCGATCCGTGGGTCAAAAAAGGTTGGATAAACAAAAGCCTTCCTCCTCAAATCATTCCGGGCACTCCTCAGCAAACGATTCCACAGCCCAATCTTCCTCCTGTCCAGACTCCAAACGAACAAGGCTTTTTGGCGCAATCATCGACCTTGGCTGTCCCCGCAGTCGGTTCCTCCGTGAATGTGGTGTTTTCGTTTGGCGAATACGTAGGCAACGTCGGGGACGTGATTCAGCTTACGGCGGTGGTTTCCGGGGGGCCAAGTCCGTACAACGTGGGAACATTTTTGGTCACATCATTTTCAAACCTGAACATCGGACTGCAAACCGTCACGTCTGCCTACGCCGGAACCACGCTTAATAACATCGTCGGTTTTGATTTATTCATTCAAACGATTGGCCCCGGCCTTCCCCAACCTCCCATCGTCATTCCCGCCGGCCCCCCTACCGCCATTTCCACGCAACCGTTTTTTCAAGGAGGCATCCTTTACACGCCTCCCACCGGGACGCCCTACATCATCTGTGTCATCGGAGGTCACGTCGTTCAAGTTGATCCCGACTTCAATTACGACCCGATTGACCTGTCAGACACTTGGGGCCTGTATCTTCCGATCACTCCTCGCTCTTATTTTTGTCAGGCTGCAACTTATTTGGTCATTCAGGCAGGGGATTACAATGCCGTCACGGGCATCGGAACTCTCCCGTTGTTTTGGAATGGAACCAGTCTGGTGCAATCGAATGGATTAACCGGCATAACCGTTGTCGGCACGCCTGTATCCAATTTCTATAACCTGACGCTGGCCCAACCTTGGTCCCCGGTTGAACCGTCGCAAGGGACTGTTTTTCCGACTTCGGTGATGACTTTGACCGCTCCATATCCAGGAAATCTCTACGACAATTTGACCATCACAGGCACGAACCTGGCCGGCAACAACACTTTTCGAGTCTTGGGCATCTACGGCAATTCCATCACCGTCGCCGCCGTTGTTCTATCAGCCACTCCCAGCAGCCCCATCACCGGAGATTTGGTGGCCACGCTGACTACGCCTCCGACTGAGTCCGCTCCAAATCCCGACACGTATTCGGCATCGGTGGTGATTGGCAATGGATTCCTGTCCATTCCGGCCAATACGGGCGCGATGATTAAACTTGTCACCACGGGCCTTTATTTCGGTTCTGTGGGTGACACGGTGACGCTGCAAAATCAGACGACTACCGTCACCTACGGCACGTTCAAAGTGGTGTCATTCAACGACACAGGCCAGTTGGTGTTGCAATATATCACCGCAGGCACACCGTCCTACAGCGGCCAGAAGATTTACGAAACATCCTTCATTGTCAGCGTCGTATCCTCGCGCGCGTACAGCCAGAACGTCGTTGTTGACGGATGGATTTTGCAAGCTGATGGAGGCACGTCCAATCTCACCATTCCCGCCAATGACACCGGCTATATCGGAAAACTGTACGACATCTGCATTGCCACCGAAGTATCCACGGGAGCCACGCTGGGCGTGTTTCGATACGTGGCAGAGTCGGCCCCGGTGGAGACTTGGGAAACACTTGAACTTGGAGCGGGAGTAGCCCCGGGAACGATCATCACCAACACCACGGTCAAATTCTCCGTTTACAATTTCTACACCACGGCCAGTCCGCAATACATCATCCTTGCCAACGGCCAATGGACAGTGCCTCCCGTTGGAAGTTTGGTCTTGTTGGGTGTGGTGTTCCCGCAAGATTATATTTACCCGTTCAACGCCGCCCCGCCCACAGTCGGACCGGCTTACCCCGGAAACATCGGGGACACGATCACGCTCGTTGAAGGAACGCAGACCATCGGCACGTTCATGGTGGTTGCGTTCGACCTGACAGGGGACATCGTTCTGCGCACGCTCGCGGCCACACCTTCCACCAGCATTGGCCAGATTATCACCGGACCGATTGACGTGACCCTGACCATAACTCAAGTCCCAGCTTTCATCGGCAGTAACATCAGCCAACTCCCGGCCGCATTGGCTATGGTCTATTATCAGGACATCATCTGGTATGCCCAAGGCGACGTGGTGAGCGGAGGGGATATTGTGGGTGGCCCATCCGGTACGGCTGCCAACAATTACACCGATTCCGTTTTGTGTGTCACAGAAAATCCTCTGGCCATCGGCGGGGACGGATTTCGAATCCCCATCGATGGAAACATTACTGGAATGCAATGGCCATCCCAAGATAACGCCGCCTTGGGTCAGGGTTTGCTCTACATCTTCACCATCAATGGCTGTTGCTCGTTGCAAGTGCCGGCCAATCGTCAGTCATGGATTTCCATGACGGCCAGCAATCCCCCTCAAATAAATGTTGTGCTGGGAGGGAAACGCGACTCGCCCGGATACGGGGCCGTCAACGATTGGTGCATCGTGCCGATCAATGGTGACCTTTATTTCCAGACCATCGAGCCGGGCATCACGTCCATCATTCTGGCGCAACGCTATTTCCAGCAATGGGGCAACATCGATATTTCCAACAATGAACAGCGGCTTTGGGATTTCACCAACACCGGACTTCTTTCGTGGATAAGCGGAATTTATTTCAACAAACGAATGCTGATGACGGCTCTCCCTCAGTTGACCCAGTACGGCACCGTTCACGCCGCGTTGCTTCCGATGGACATGACCCCCATCGACACCTTTGAAGAATTGAGCAGTCCCAATTTCGAGGGAATGCACGAAGGGTTCTCTTTTTTCCAGTTGCTTACGTCCGGGGAGTTTGGAGGGAAGCAGCGGGCCTTTGCCATCACGCTTAATCCAAATAGTCCAGGTGAGATTGATCTGTACGAAACCATCCCTACAAACACGATTTATTTTGACAGCATCACCACGCCGCAAGGTGTCACCAAAAATATTCCGATTGAATGGCAGGCGGAATTTCCCGCGTTCACATGGGGCGAAGAAGCTGACCCAAAGGAACTTTTGGGAGGCATGGTTTATTACGATCAGATTGTTGGCGAAGTCATTTTCCGAATGGAATGGAGGCCGGACTTTGCATCGTGCTGGACTTTTTGGGATGAATGGAAAGTTTGCTTTGAGCAAAGCAGCTTGAGCGTGCCGTCCATAAAAAATCCTTCTCCCTACCCATTGACGCTTCCTCCTGGGTACAGTTTTCATTCCCTGCCGAAACCGCCTACCGTGGCGCAACTGGAAACCGGATTTCCGGCGGCGCGAGCCTACCAGATTCAGCCTCGTTTGACGGGCATTGGTCAGGCCAGAATAAGAGGGCTTTTGCTCCATGCTCAGATTTTGAAAAAGAACATTTACGATGTATGAAAGCCCATTGTCAATTCGTTGGTCAATGCCCGTTGCCGACAACGCCGGGTGTTGGATACGTTGCAGAAACCTTCGCTGCTCCAACCTTCGTGGCCGTGGCCACGGGGCCGAATCAGCCGCCGCCATTGGGTTGGGCCTTTGAAAATCCCGTCGTCACGGCCAATGGTGAGTCGGACGTGTCCCAAGAAGAAGCGCAGGAAGCCGCGTGGCATTCGGCCACTGCACAGGCTCAGACGGGATGGACTTCACCGGAAGTGGTTGAATGGCCGAATCCAGTCCAGCCAATCACGATGGATTTTAACGATGAGTGGCCCGTGGAGGAAATCGAACCTATTTATTGACGCTTGCAGTCAACGGTTTTTAAGTGTAGGAATTCATTAAATGAGTCAACGCCTTCGACTTTTGGATTACCGGCTCCGGGGAAACCCGCAGCAGGTGGGCGTGTCTCCGGGGAACATTGTCGGTTGCGCCGAAGTCGTCAATGCCGCTCAGGAAAGGCTAAGGTATGACCAGGCCTTTGGAGATGAAGGCCCGGCGGGGAGCTACGCCGAAGTCGCAATCAGTGTCCATCGTGACAATCCTTACCTCACCTGTCCACGGGGTATTGCCAGCCTCATCGCCATTGACGTGTGCAAAAGACCGGTGCCATTGTCCAACCAATTTCAAGAGTACCTCGAATTCGGCACTGGACGTATGCCCAAGTGCGACCGATGGAACGGCCTTGTCGGAGCATGGCGACAACGCGGAGGATACACCCGAAACTTTTCCGCGACATTCAGTGATTTGACCGGAGGCCCGCAGCGCATCCTCATCGTGCCTGAGAATGTCGAGGATTGCGTGCCCAACCCAAAAACAAAGGCCGTCCCTCGCGTCCTCGTGCAGGGTTTGTGCAATGGTATTCCCGTCGTCACCCAAGACGGCCCGAATACGGTCAATGGTGAGTTTGTGACCATGACGCAGCCTTACGCCATTACGAACAACGTCTTTGATCCCCCTTCGCTGACTGGCATCCAAAAGGATGTGACCTTGGGAAATATCCAAGTCTGGCAATCCGATCCGTGGTGGGGCACGGCGGAAATCATCAGCGTCATGGAGCCGGGAGAAACGACGGGCTGGTATCGCCGTTATTATTTGAACGGACTGCCTCCTGGGTGCTGCGGTTATCGAAGAGGTTGCATATCCCCGAACCCGCCGGAAAATCTTCTCCAAAATCCTCCATGCGGACAGCCTTCCCCATTGGATTTAGTGCAGGTGACGGCCTTGGCCAGAATGGACCTTGTTCCCGTGGTTTATGACACCGATTATTTGCTTATCCAGAGCTTGGAAGCCCTCAAACAGGAGGTGATGGCTGGGTTCATGTACGGGATGCAGGACGCCGAAAGCAAAGGTCAGGCCGCCCAATATCACCAACGCGCCATTCAAATTCTCATCGGCCAAAGTTATGTCGAAGAAGGCAAAAATTCGGTTGCCTCAAATGTAGCCATTTTTGGAGACTCCGGATGGGATAACGTCCGATTAACCATGCCTTGATTTTATGGCAAATTCATCCCTTGGAAATCTTGGAAATCTTTTAGCCGGAAACAGCGTTACGGGATTGGGGAGTGGTGTGGCGGGATATTTCACCAATCCACTTGGTGATCTTGATCAACTTGGAAGTTGGCTCACAAACGCTACTGAAGAAGGCCCATCTCAAGTTTCGGCTCCTGGTGGAGGCGGGAATTTGGCTGGGGATACTTATGAAGGTCAGTTCGGAAATTTGGTTAGCAATGTGCCTGTTCTTGGAGGGGCGGCTGGAAATCTTTTAAGTGGACTTTTCGGAAGCAAGCCATCAGTTCCCAACCCCACGTCCACGGCCAATTCAGCTATCCTTGGTGATATTTCCAATCTCGGAAACGAAGGCACTCTCGCCCAAGGAACCACCGAAATAAACGCTTCGGATGCCGCACTTCCTTACGAGATGAACCTGCCCGGGTACGAGGGGAATCTCCAACAAGCATCCACCAACACAAGCCAAGAACTTTCCGGCCAACTCCCGCAAGACGTTCAAAATCTGATTTCGACTCAAGCAGCAGAACGCGGAGTGGCAACCGGACAAGGGGCCAACAGTCCAAACACCAATGCCTCGCTCCTGCAAGACCTTGGGTTGACCTCGTTGCAGGAACAACAGACCGGCCAGAACAATCTTAACTCGCTCATTGGAGAGACTCCGACCGGGCAGTCCTTTAACACCCAGTCAGATCAAGTGACGCCGGAGCAAGAGCAGGCCGCTCAGTTGCTTTCAAACGAAATTGCCGCCGCACCCGACCCAGTTTTGTCTGGTTTGATGTCCATGTTTGGGCTGGGAGGGGGAAGTGGCGGGGGCGGTTCTGGCGGCGGCGGCGGAATTGGAGCAATAGCAGGACTTCTTTGATTTATGCCTAATATCTCCGAAGTGGCGCCATGGCTTATACCGGGACAAACAGCCGGTGACAACTATGCCCGCATAATGGCTCAGAACCGCCAGCAAGGGATGGAGGGGCAACGTCTCGGCATGGAGAGGCAGCAGTTCCAAGACCAGCGCGCTTCCGCAGCGGCCAAGGCTCAGGCACAACAAGATTTTGGCAAAGCCTTGAAAGGACTCGACCCGAAAGACCCCAATTATCAGAAGGACGTTGCCCGGCTGATGCTACAATTCGGGCCTCAACTTGGGATTGGGGGGACGGGCATGGGCGGGGCGTTGAAAGCATTCACACCTCCTGTTACGGCCAGTCCGCTACTGCCACAAGGCGATGATTCAGGTGCAACTCCTTCTCCTGCCGTTAATCCCAAGACTCAGCCATCCCTAGGATTCACCGGACAACCGCAAGACATTTTGAAAGGTGCTGGCGTTGCACCAAAACCTGTTTCCCCTCCCGTTTCTGCGCCTCCCACTACTGGCTCGGTTCCTCCCGCAGCCGGGGGATCGAAATGGGCGCAGCCCCCCATGCTCCTTTCCAATGGGCGAGTGATTCCCGGAAAACTGGCGCCGCCACCACAACAGATGCGTCCCATTCCACGCGGTGCAATAGGCCAAGGCCCGAACGGTCAGATGGTTACGAACACGCCCCCGGCATCTGGATTCAATCTTGGGCCAGGACAGATTCGTTATGATGGGACCGGAAAACCGATTGCAACAAATACTCAGCCAAGAACGGTTTCTCGTCCGCCTGCTTCGGGGCCGTCCAAATTTGACTTGCAAACGCACGCACAGCTTTTGAAGGACAGAACAGCCCTAATGCAATTAAGGGAAGACGCCCCGGATGCTGACTCAAAAGCGAAGATCGACGGTCAATTGCAGGATAACTGGGCTGACATTCAGGAATTGGAAAAGAAGGGGAAGGATAAGGCATCCACTTCCTCTGATCGATCCCCTCAAGGTGGCTACAAGATCGGAGGAACCTACGCCGGAGGATTGAAATACATCGGCGGCGATCCGAAAGACGAATCAAGCTGGCAAAAGGCGGGGCCGTGATATGCCATTCACCCCTCCCGCTCCCGACACGCTGGTAAAGGAACCGTCATTTAAGCCTCCACCTGTTGACAGTGTTGCGGAATTTAAACCTCCACCTGTTGGCAGCCTTGTGAAAACAATTCCGTTTGCTATAAAGACGACGCCGGTCAAGGCATTCTCTCCGTCCCTTGTCACTTCTGGTCTCAGTCCGGTGCAACGCCGCTCTTTGTTCGCTCCGACGCCATCCTCGCCGCTATCCGATATTCCCAAGGACGCATGGGACACGATCAAAGACATTGCATCGGCACAGATGAAACCTGTCGGCCCGGAACAACCGTCACCCACTGACGGACTGTCCGAAGATGAGGTGAAACGCCTCGGATTGCCCATGAAAGCGGCCATTCTCGCAACAAAATCCGCGCAGGAAGTGGGAGACGTATTGAGAACACCGTTCACTTATGAAACGCTTGGTCTTGGGCCTTTGGTAGAAGGCATATTTGGAGCGGCTAAGGCACCAGTGATTCAAAAAGCTTTGTCGTTGGCATTCGCTGGTCAAATGACCGGTAGCGGAGCCAAAAAAGCCGGGGAATTGGTTACGGAACTGAAAAAGCCAAAAAACCAGCAGGACACAAAAAAGATTTTGGATTTGGGAGGGGGGCTGATCACAGATGCCGCCTTTGCGGGAATGACGGGAGCACATGCGGCCATGCCCGATCTGTCTCCTGCAGCGAGATTATCCAGGGCCATAGACAAATCCCCGTTGGCCATGAAATCCGTGGTTGAAGGGGGACGAATCTTTCCACAAACCGCCAAAGCCGTAGTTGAACAAATCGTCAAGAAAGGAGTTCCAGATGCCGGCCAAGAGTCAATCGGAAAGAGCGTGCCTGAACATGAAGTTCGGACACCAGTGGGTGAAACGCCACCACTTCGACAACAAGGGGAAACTCCCCAAACACAAGGCCAGCGTGAAGAAGTCTCACGCCCACCCCCGGAAGCGCAGCTAACCGACACGCCACCGAGTGCCGGGCCACCCGAAGTCGACGTAACGCCTGTTAAAGGGCACACGTATTACGCCGCTGGGGAAACAGGCCCAAGTCGAGGCGGCGTCCAATACGTATCAGAAACCCCGGAAGTAGCTAGCCAGTACGAAGAAGGGGGAAAGTTTGGAAGAAAAGGAGCTAAAATACAATCATTTTCTGGAAAACTAAAAACCTTCGACGCGACAAAGGTTACTCCTCAAGAGAGGGCGGAAATACTTGATGATAAAAATGTCAAAGGCGGCTTGGAACCTGACGGGCATTTAAACTTCCAGTGGTATGAAAGCGACCCATCCATTAACGAACGCCTCAAGAAGGCGGGTTATGATTCGATCAAAGTAAGCGAAGGAGAAAACGGGGTTTCTATTGCCGTATTGGACAAATCTAAACTTAAACCTATTGTCCCTCCCTCCGTTGAAGCGAAGTCGAGCGAACCCATTGACCAAAGCGAGCCGCAGGCTACAAAGAACCCGGAACCACCTGCCAAACCGTCAGGCTGGCAGTCCTCCGTTGACGCCGCGCGCGCGCGCATTAAAGACCGCAAAAAACGGTTGTCGTCGGGGATAGACCCCACCGAGTTGATCGACTACGCCATCATTGGGGCCGATCATATCAAAAACGGAGTGAAAGCTGGCGTGGAGTGGACTAAAAAAATGGTTGATGAGTTTGGGCCAAAGATTACTCCTCACCTTCCGGAGATTTGGAAAGCTTCACAGGAACACGCCAGAAACTACGACAAACCGCCGGCAAAGGACACAGGACAAACCGAAGGCTACGGCGGCGACATTTACGGCGTGGCCGAGCGTGTCCGCGCTGACCGCGCCGCCGCTGGTCAAGTGGCCCCAGTCCAGACCGGAGCAGGAACGGACGCGGAAAGCACGGTGAAATGGGGCCGGGATCTCCTGCAAGACGGGGCCGACCCGGAAAAGGCCATGTCAGACTTCGAGAAGAACAAGTCCATTTCGTTCGATTCCGTGGCCCTAGCTCGCGCCCAAGGCGAGTCTCTTACCAAGGCAGCGACCCGTATTGAACAGCAATTCGGAACCGAATCTCCCGAGTACAAAATGGCGTTCAAGGCGTTGTCGGATTGGGACGCTCGCAGCAAAAAGATGCAGACGGAGTGGCACAAAATCGGCATGGCGCAACAAGGCGCAACCGACATTGACACAGGCACGTTTACTGGATTGCAACGCGCCTACAGGGCCGATACCGGGGAAGACTTCACCAAACCCCAAGCCAAACAGGCTGAAAAAATTGCTTCCGGTGTAAACCGGGCTGACAAGGCCGTCGAGGCTTCGAAGCCAGTCCTTCAATCGGCCATCGACAACCTCGACGAAAAAGGAAAACCAAAATTCAGTGATTACGTTCTCAAGCTGGCTGAAAAAATAGTCTCGAACCTCGACGCTCGCGCAGACAAAAGCCGGGATGCTTTGCGGGAAATGGGGATGCGATTCAGTTCCGGAATTGATCCCACCGTTGCAGTTCATCTTGCCAACATAGGAGCCGCCCACATAGCTCGCGTTGGACTCGACTTTGCCAAGTGGTCTAAGGCTATGATTGATGATCTTGGGCCCAAGATTGAGCCTTACCTGAAAGACATATTCTCCAAATCAAAAGAGTTGTTTGACACTGAGGCGGATACGCATGGCGCGAACGCGGGGCCTATAAAAGAAGTTTTTAAGAAAACCGGATCATCTCCAAAAGTGCCGGTCGATCTTCCTGGGCAGCGTGAGGCATTTAAGGATTATGATCCGTCCAAGCCCATGACACCAGCACAGGTTAAAACTCTCTGGGCCCGCGCCAAGACGGAATACATCGACAAGGATGTCATGGGATTAGGAGACATTGTTCACGGACTTGCCACCGATCTTGGCATCCCAGCCAAGGACGTTTTGAACGGCCTGTCTCAATCGAAATCTGTCAAGCGTGTCGCCGATGATCTGTGGCAGAAACAGAAGGAGGCGCGCCGGTTGAAACAAGGCGCCAAAAATTGGTTGGAAGATCAGCAGAAAGGGATTTTCCAGAAAGCCGTTCCCGCCGTAGCTCGATTCATGTTTGGGGTGAAAACTTTCGGACACGGCACGGTGGCTCTTGGTACTCACGCGCCTTTGACGGTGTTCACAAACCCTATCACTTTCGGGAAAAACTTCGGTGAAATGTATCGGATGGTAATGAATCCTGATTATCACGAAATGAAAATGGCCGAGCTTTACCGGCGCCCGAATTACGCACCAGCGAACCGGGCAGGATTGGTGAACGACCCAGGAAAATTCGAGGACTTCAACAATCCCCAAATGGCACAGCAGTTTCCACGGGGCCGGGAATTTTTCCAGAACTTGCTCAAGAAAATTCCTGTGGTGAATAAACTTCCCGGGGCCGGGAATCGTGGGTACTCCGTTCTTAAGTTGCTTCGGCAAGACCTGTTTGACCTATACTGGGACGGCTTGGCCGAATCAGGGAAATCTCCGGAAATGGCCAAGTCCATAGCTGATTCGATCAACCACATCACAGGCGTGGTGAAGGCTGGCAGCAGTCCCAACGCGAGCCTCGCACTGTTCGCTCCCAAGCTGGAACTGTCCCGACTAGCCGTGCTCGCGGGAGACCCGGTGCGCGCAGCAAACAGCCTTCTAAAAATGCAGAACATGACCCCCGCTGAAAAGTGGTTCGCTCTGCATCAAGTGAAGGAAAAAGCAAAAATCGTGGCTGTCTGGACGGGGCTGCTTTACGCAAATCAGCAGTTGAACAATCTGTTCGGTGACAAGCAAAAGATCAACACGACCGACCCGATGAAAAGCGACTGGATGAAGTTCAAAGTCGCCGGGATGAATTTTGCGTGGGGAGGCCCATTTCTGACGATGGTCAGGCTTCCGATGAGAATTCAGGCAATTCGCTCATCCAATGGAGGAAAGCTAAGGCACCTGATTTACCCGGACGAAAACATGTACAAGACCGCCGGGGAATATCTGCGCTCCCAGGCCAGTCCCGCCGCAGGACTGGCCCTTGACATTGTGACCAAGGGGGATTATCAGAATAGGCCACTCCCCAAAATGCCGCTCTCCGGACCGACTCTGGACGTTCCGAAACGATTGAAGGCGCAGGGCATAAAACCTTACACATGGCCGGAATTCATTTCGGAAACTTTCACTCCTATTCCCATAGAGGAAGGATTAAAGGAGGTTTACCACTACGGTTTAGGAGCCTCGCCAGAACAGGAAAAGGCGTTGGAGAAGGCTTTCATCACATTCGGAATTATGACGGCAACCGGAGGACGATTGACTGATGACTGGAAAAAGTGACCCTCAAGATGTAGCCTTGTCCTTCAACCATTTCACACCGTTCTCCGCATCGCCATCCGACACGTCTCTCGCCCAAACGGCATCGTCAGAGATGATTCCTTCCTGTTGGAGTTCGGCCATCACCGCCCTCTCAGTCCTGAATTGCGTGCAAAGCCAGTGTTCCAAAGCATTCATATTTTTAAAAGTCCCCGGCCACCCTTCGATGGCCGGGAGGATTGGTCAGGTTGTTGAAGTTTCTCCCAGTTTCTTGGCGTGCGCTTCAAGGGTCACGCGCACTTTGTCCACGCCGAATCCGGTCAGCATGGCTATGATGGCGCTGGCCTTGTCAACCAGGACGGCCTCGGCGACAAGGGCGCGGAGCTTGGCCGCTTCGCCGTTGGGTTTGGGTTCACGCTTTTTGCGGGTCTTGGGCACTCCCGGAGCCGCCGCCGCCATTGCTGGCGCGCTGGCTGCTACATTTGATTCTGTCGATTTTGTCATTCTGTGCTACCTTTCGTTACTTGTTTTGTTTGACGGGCGCCCCTCACACGAGGGCCGCCCTAAATTTTAAACGGCATGGGCATACGGATACCGCATCGCCACTTCAATTGGCATCTTGTAAATCTTAGAGTTCACCCCCAAGGGGAGCGGACGGATGTTCCAAATGTGATACCCCATCCTAGGGTCTCTTCTGTCAACTGAAATTCCGTCCTTGCACCTACGATTCGTGCCGTCAATGAATCCATGAAACTCGCACCATTGCCTCCAGTTTTCCCGCGTGATGGTGAATTCATGGCCGCGCTCTTTCGCCCGCGCACGGATGTGGTTGAAGGCCACGCCTATGGGGTCGCACGCCTTTTGGCGACGAGACAGGCACTTGCTGCAATGGTGCTTGCGCTGCGCAATCATGGCGGGAGTCAATACGCCCCGGCAGAAAGGAGTTTTGCAATCGCATCGTTTTTTCATAAAAGCCTGGGCTGAACCATCCTCTCCGCTAGGCAAATCGTGTCGTTGTGTGCGCCGCCGTGGCAGACCAGCATAATTTCTTCAATGGCGAAACCCCGCTCACGCCCCATGCCAACTGAGTTCCATCCAAAGGACAGAACAACCGCATCGGGAGCCAGTATCGGCATCATGGCGTTGCGGAAATCGGAGTAAAACTTTCCGTTTTGGGTTTCCTCCTTGCCGCATTTACTTCCAATTTGTTGATAGACTTCTGAAATTTGACGGCTGGAATATGGCGGGTCGAAAACCACCAAATCAGCCTTCACTTCGTTCTCGTGAAGGAAATTTAAAAATTGAATGGCATCACAATGATGATCTGCTTTCGTGTCCGGGTTAAGGTCGTTTGTCCAAGTGGATAGTCGGAAGTTGCGAGCAAATGGGTCAACGCTCACTTCCGATTCCGCCAGATAGCGTTTCACGAAATCTCCGATTGGAGGAATAGAGAACGTATCCGCGTTTGGCATCGCCCAAACTCTTGAAAATGCAAAGTTCATCGCTTCAACTCCTTGACTCTCTGGCCTATTTCAAGTCCGAGAAGCATAATTCATTCCTTCCTGTAGCTGGGGTGATCGGTTTAGGCATTCTTCTGACCAAACCCGAAAATAAACAATCGAAGATTTGACGGTTAAACCCATTTCGGACGGCTTCCCTCATGTCCTTGCCGGGGGTCGTCATGCAGTAGTGCGGGACCGTCATCGCCTTGGACAGTCTTTCGACTCCTTCCCCGCCTGGGTTCCAAGTTGTTCCATCAGGTCTCAACTTGCAATCCACGTCTCCGACCAAGACAAGAACTGTGTTTCGTGGCAATATTGTACCAAAACCCAAAAAAGGCGTCAAGGAAAAAATATCAGAAATAAAATTACAGTCAGGTCTCCCTATGGAACACAGGCCGATAGACAGGCAGGCGGCGCAATCGGTGGGGCCTTCAACAACGAGAATTGGCGAGGTCAGAGCGGCGGGAAGGAACACGCCGGACTTGCTGCCGCGCACGGCCCACTTGTCGCCACGTTCATTCCTGAGCCGGATTCCAACCACGTTTCGGAGGGCATCGTACATTGGAAAAGCCCACGCCGAATTATCAGAGGAATAACACGCGCCAATTTCGGTAAGGGCGTGAGGCGACACGCCGAGGGTTTCAGCGTGAGATTCCACTAAAGAGAATGGGGTGTGATCCCCCCACCGGGAAAGCAATGCGGCGAAGTCCTGCGGCGGCTTTTCCGGTTGTTTTGGCGGCGGCTTTGGAGGTTCCATTACGTCCGTCAGTTTATGCAACCAGCCTCCGTTTTTGGTGGTCCGATGATTCTGAATTCTCATGCAGCACACAATCGGCACATCCACGGCCATGGTACACCAATCTGATTTTTGACAGATGGGACATTTCTGCTGGCGCGACACTCGCACCCATTTGTGCAGTGAGGCCATTAGAATGGGCTTTGTTCATCATCGCCGCCAGCGTGAACAGGCTCCGGCTCCGGCGATGAAGATGGTGCAGGCACTTTACCCTGCGGGAATTTCCAGTGATTATTTGCCAGAATGTCGATCATTTTGCTCGCGTCTTTCATGGTCAAATCCTTCACGTTTACCCCTCGCGCCTTGAGCAATTTGCACTGCTTAAAGGTGGCGAGTTTTCCGTTCCAGCGTACGGAAGCTGAGAGGCGTCGATACCCTGTTTGGCCAGCAATGCCGACTGTTTTTCACTGAGCCGCTTGTCCATGTCCCATCCGTGAGACCGTTGAGGGGTGATGTCCAAAACGTCGAACAGGTTTATCGGGGCGACTTGGTACTTGGTTTTGGCGACGATCTTGTTTCTGGCTGCGTTTTCTCGCGCCAATCTTTCTTCTCTTTGTCGCGCAATCTCCGCGCGCTTTTGCTTAAGCAATTCCAGAACGTCCGCCGACTCGCCTTCTTTGGCGAGTTCGTCCATTTCATCCTGAGCGGATTGGACTTCGTTTTCTTCATAATTACCTCCAAGAGCATCAGTGGTTTTGATGATCTTATGTTTGCCTGAATTTCCCGTGAAGTCGTAGATGGTGGCAAACGGCTTCGCACTGCGGGCAATGGCTTCCTTGCGCTGCTCTGCCGTTTCCAATCCGTCGATGGTGCCGGGCAGCGTACGAGTGGCCCTGCCGAGCATTTGCGTGAATAGGGGTTTGCTCTTGGTGGGTCGAGCCATAATGATGACTTCAATGCCGGGTTCGTCGAATCCTTCGGTAAGAACGCCGCAGTTGGTCATGCACTTGATCGTGCCGTTATGGTATTGGTCTAGGAATTTCTTCCGCAGCAGATGGTCTGTTTGTGCGCTGACGGTCTGAGTGCAATTCGGTTCAATCCGGTTTAGTACCGCGGTCAACATTTCGGCGTGATGCACCCGCACGCAGAACACGAGAGTCTTTTTGTGTGGGAACCCTCCGGTTTTAGAACTCCATTCTGATGGCGGGAATTCACTTAGGGAATCCGGCTCCATGCCGTACATGGCCTCGTAAGTGGCCTGGGCAATTTTTTGCACTGGCTCCTCTGCCTCCATAACAGCGGCCAGATCGGCTCCATTCAAGTCTCCGGCGGTCGGTCGGACATGGGAATAATCCAGATACCCGGCGCGGATGCTTATGGCCCTCACCGTCACCAGGTAACCATCTTGAATGGCGTCTTGAATGTCATACGTGCCCGCAACACTCTCAAAAATCTTGCCCAAGGCGGATTCGTCTTTACGATTCGGAGTGGCGGTTAAACCGAGGATTTTCAGGTCGATATTTTTCTTGAAATGTCCAAGGATGTCATCGTAACTGTCTGCCGTAGCATGATGGGCTTCATCGACGACCAGCAACCCCACTGAGTTTGGATCGAAATTCTCAAACCTCTTTTTCTCGGAACCGCTGATCAGGGTATCCCGACTGGCCACGATAACGCCGGCGCGGCCAAACAGACTCGCATCGGCCCGCATGGAAGCCATTTCAATGTCGCACTCCATGCCCGTGAACTTTTTGATCTCCCGCGCCGCCTGAAACACCAACTCCCGCGTATGCACCAACCACAGAGTGCGCTTGGGAGCAACATCGGAAATGATTTGCGCCGCCACCCTCGTTTTTCCGCCCCCGGTACACATGACGACCAGAGTAGATTGTTTCTCCTTGAACGCCTCGTGAATTCCCTGCCGGAGTTGCTCTTGGTATGGGCGCAGAATCATTTTGGCCTCCTGTTCGCATTGGCCCGAACATACACCAGTTCTTGAGGCACACGTTGGAAGGCGGCTTTTCCAATGAAGCCGCATCCTTTGCAGGCCCGGCAGTCCGCCGTGTTCTGTCCCTGGCAGGTGTAACAAACCGCGTAGGGCACGAGTTCGTGGATGTAAGCAATGCAGTCATCCAGACTTATCCAGGCGGCTTGGGTGACGAATGGAGCCAGCATGGGATCGTTTCCTTCCTTGGCGTCTTTGATCTCCTTTTTAAGCTGGCGCAACCGATTGATCCAATCCCGGCTCAAGTCGTCCCTTTTGTCCCAAAACGACACCAATTTTGGGGGTATCTGATAGTCGGTTTCATCATAACGAAAAACATAGGGCTTTTGCACGGGTTTGTCGGATTTCTTTACATTTTCTGTCAAGTACAGACGCGAACAGTTGTTCACACCGTTTTGTTGATTTTCAACGGTTTGCGCGTCAGATTTTGAGGAAATGTTATCCGATAACAAGTTTGAATCCTCTTCTTTTTTGGGTTCGTTTTTGGCCGATAAATGAACCGCTCTGGCGGCTCCTTCGGTGGTAATTTTTTCAGCCTGTTCCGGCGGCAAGGATTCGATAGTATTGGCGGCCTGAATCAGATAATATCCCCACCTTCCTCCGCAACCAAATGTGTCTTGGCAAAAATCCTCCCATTTTTTATGGGTGGACAAGTAAAGTTTTGAGTCTCTCAGTTCTCGAAGGGCGACACCCACGTTCAAGACCCCCGCCTTGACCGTCTGGATAAGTTCATCCCGCCGCGATTGTTCTGTTGCTGTTAGTGGCATGTTAATCATAAAACCTCAATGGGTCTCCCGACAACCGTTGGACGCGGGGAAAGCTACGCCGGGCGGCGCAGCAAAGCCAGCTTTCAGTCATCAGGAGACCGATTGAAATTTCGTGATTGTTCCTCATTTCCGTGTGGGCGTCCAAGCTCACGCGACCGACTATGCCGTTTTATCCTGTCCTTGCCAACAACTATTTTCAGAAATCTTCGCACCTGCGCTTTTCCACCCATCCCACCCCACTCAATCCCACCACAATTCCTTCGCCACTGCCCCCCCCCTTCAACGTTTCCTCCCAAACCCGTAATACTTCACTTCAAACGCCAGCCACATGCCCCAACATAACACACCCCAAACTTTCCCAAATTTGGGTTCTGCAAAAACAGGGGTCTTACGGCCTTGGGCCGGGGGTCAGTCCCGCCCCACCCACCCCTACCGCCGGGACGGTCAGCCCAGGGAGAGCCTCACCTTCGACTTTTATTGGGGGTACTAGGGGACATTTTTCGAAAGTCGTCAAGCTTAATCGTTCATTTCGACTATGCTTTTTTGTTATGCTCGAACATGCTGCTTACACTTATCTGTGGTAAAAGCAGTCAGTTTCGCAATTGGTGTGTTATATTCAGTTCGTTTCCCACGACTCCGTGCGGACTTATTGCGCGTCCGGCACAACCTCAGGCTCGACCGGCCCAGTCAGTTGCCGGATGGGGCGTCTCACTTCCAGGCTCACATCAATAGGCTTGGCGTCGGGCTTCATTTGCTCGCGGCGGATCTGCTGGCGCACAGACACGAGCGCACAGGCGAGCTTGGCAGCCTCGCCATGGGTGCATGGGAGATTGGTCATTCGGTTGTGGAGAATGTCCTCCGTATCAAGGAGATGAGTCAGGCCGCGTCTGGCGCGATGATTGGTCGGGTCAGGTCTTGGCTCAGTCAGCCAAGTTTGGCGTTCGGGGTTGGCGTCAATAGCGGTGGCGTCAGACATGAG